AGTGTAAGGTATGTAATAATAAGAATGCTCTGGCGTACTCTTCAATTGGTGGAAATAATTGTGAGGATAGCATCTTTCATGATATCGCAAAGTCATTTAATAACAATATTATCAACATTGATGGTATATTGAAACCTGTTGTAGCAATTGCTCATGGTGGTACCGCGTTTCTCTTTAATAATGAAAAAGTTATTAAAGGGAGTACGCCGCTATTAATGATAGCAGTTGTAGTAGGAAGCCTATGGTTTAATTGCTAAATTACTAGGAAAAACAAAAACAAAACCAAAAATCTAAAATATATGTTAATGACAACAACTATATATATTTTTATATTTTTTATTCGCATGATAAGAGAGATAGATTTGTTATAATTTTTATAATATTATTGAAAAATTGATTATATAGTTAGTATTATTTTTTACACTAATGACAAAGATGTCTTCTTCAGTTGTTATCATCGCCTTCTCTACCATCATTGTTAGTGCGAACATTGGTTATGTCGATGCTCGCATTCACAAAATGAAATTTGCTACTACATGTCATTGTGCTATAACAGTATCGAGAGAAAGAGATGATGCGTATAGAAAATTTAATGACGCGGTTAGTGTTTCAGAAAATATCATAACTATGAATAATTGCCTTCCCGGCAGCGAGTTCAAGTATGATAATTATGATAATGAAATCAATAATTACAAAATAGATTGCGTGAAGTGTTCGGCGAATTATTACAGAACTGCTCTTAACACGTCGTGTATCAGATGTCCCGTAGGTTTCTATTCGCGCGAAGGAGACGCTGAATGTACAAAGGCGAAATCTAATACTAGTGATATTCATACATTGTGTAAAAAGGGACATATCGTAGGAAATGATAAATTCGCCGAATATAAGGACAGTTGTTTCGACTGTAATCCGGATAAAAAAGAGTATATGCCGTATGATAATAATCACGACGAATGTTTTAAGTGTCCGGCGGGAAGTATTGTTGATGATAAGGGGCGCACGTGCTCGGAATGTCCTATGGGATATTATGAGAAGGATAATAAATGTATCCAGTGCGATATTGGTACGTATGCTGATAAGAGCGGTAGCGCCGAATGTAAGATTTGTAATAATGAATATGCGTTGGCTGAATCTTCTATTGGCGCATATACATGCGATAATAGCGTGTTCTATGATTTAACTGAATATGTTAAGAAAAATCTCGTTAATATGGATACGCTATTGAAACCCTTGGCTTATACGGCGAATATTGGCGTTGCCGCGATTAGCAATAATCGCCGCGAACTAGAATTTATCATACCATTCCTATCAATCGCATATATGTTGAGTTGCTTTTAGAGATGAGATATTCTGATATTATGATATTCTGATATGTTAATGCGCATGATATGTATTATATATTTTTATATTCAAAATTTTTATATTTTTTTCTATTCTAATGTATTTATCCATTCTCCGTTTAGGTATTGTACGCAGTTTTTATTATTACCACGATATAACATTATCCATATTGAACAATTTCCGGAACCACATATAACATATTTTGATTTTGACATAATTATGGTTATCGCGAGATAATTCATTGAATATTCATAATTATTTGAACTAATTAGTCGGTCTACAGTATTACAAGTATTTTTCATATGTCTTATTTCATCTTTAAAATAAAAGGAATTATTTGGGTATATGGATGTCATAAACTCTATAAATTCTGTTTCGTCGCTTTGTATTAAAAATAATGTATTAGGATTTCTTTTTAATATTTCGCTAGAATATTTTAAGTATTCGTCGTAAGGACTTAATTTCGTTTCAGTAATTTTATCATTTCCTCTATAAAATAGAACGCATATATTTTCATAATTTAAATTGTATTTAGATTCAATATGTGCCATGATATTAAATATGTTAGTAGAAGGATAAAAATATTTTTTAATTAATGGAATTATTTTGTAATAATCTAGAGTTGTATAATTTTCAAATTGTAAATTATGGTCATATTCTTCTACATTCGGTATATCAATATTAACACCCATATTTTCATAGTTTTCAAAATAATCAAATGTAATATCACTATGTAATTTATTTCGTGGTTTATACCATAAGAATTGTTGGGAAGAATCTATTATATCTGGTAATTTTTTATATGATACTATATACTTTGATATCAAATGTAATCTCACAGAGGCGCAAGAAAAGAAACCATAATTATGCGTTATTTTGAGCATAAAATGGAGATATTATTAAATATATAAGTATTATAATAATACATATTCTTATATAATATGTATTTAATCGCGTATATATAATATATATAAGTAAATAAGTTATTCTATATAAAATGTCTGAACTAGGATTTATTATATTGAGACATGTAAATAACGAATTATCAAATAATTATTGGAGGCATTGTATAGAATGTATAAGAAAATTTTATCCGGAAAATAAGATTCTTATAATAGATGACAATAGCGACCCTAATTTTTTAACAAATGAAACGTATAATAATACGACGATTATTAAGAGCGAATATCCTAAAAGAGGCGAATTATTACCTTACTATTACTATTTAAATAATAAATTATTTGATGTAGCAGTAATAATTCACGATTCTATATTTATAAATTCCTATATAGATTTTACGGTAGATAAATATAAAATAATATGGGAATTTGAACATGACTGGGATCAGATATATGATGAAAGGAGGATGATTAATGCTTTTAATAATTTAGAACTAAGAATATTTTATGAAAATAAGCATTTGTGGAAAGGTTGCTTCGGATGTATGTCGGTAATTACTCACGATTATTTAACATTTATAAACAGCAAGTATAAAATTAGCATACTGCTAGATTACGTATTAGACCGTTATAATCGCTGTAGTTTTGAACGTGTAATAGCGTGTATATTACAAAAGGAGCAGGTAAACGCATCATTATTGGGAAATATACATAAATACTGCGAATGGGGTATTCCTTATCATGATATATGTAAGTTAAAACATCTTCCTATAATAAAATGCTGGAGTGGCAGATAATTCCCTAGGATAAAAACAGATTTATTTCATTTTTATAGATTTTATAGCGTCGCCATAATATATCTCTGACTATATTTTTTAAATTATCAGGATAATAAATATCTAGCGCGGTTTCTATATTTTTTAATTTATTTTTCATATCTGTAATAGATTCTGAATTACTACTTAATAAATCCATATGTTCTGAATTAGCCATACATTCTATTATAATCCTATTATAACTATTGTTATTGCGAGCAGTATAAAAATCATTACAATATTTAATATGCTCTTCTAAAAACTCCGAATACTCTTTGATAATATTTATGATATCTGGATATATGCGGTTATTATTATACTGTAGTAATATAGCAGCGGCTATTTCATAAGTACCATAAGGAAACGCATTATATCTATATCTATAAGAAGATGTCATAATTATTATCTAATATATATATCCATTATATATCCAATATATATCAAACCAAAAAATCTTAAAAATATACTTTTAAAATTTGAGTACATAACTTTTTTATTTTAGAAATTTCTAGAAAACTTTTGAAACTTTAGAAAAATAAAAGTTATGTACTCAAATTTTATTTTATAAAAATTAAAAAGTTCAGTTTAAAAATATTCCCTTAAATACCGCGGAGACATCTAGAGCATTTTTTCAAATTCTTCTAAATTCAGTATAATGACTCCTAATTCTCTCGCTTTAATTATTTTGGCAGTATTTTCATTTTTATCTTTGACAATTAAATAACTAGTATTTTTAGATACACTGGTAGTTATTTTTCCACCATTATCAGTTATCTTTTTTTCATAGTCTTTGTTTCTAAATCCTGAAAATATAAATGTTTTATCTTTAAAATTAGTATTAATATCTGCGACAACGGCATTTGCCGGCAATTTTTTATCACCCTTACATTTAAACCCTAGATTATCATAAAACTCGTAGTATTTCGGGAGATTTTCTATAAATAGTTCTGCGCTTGTTTTCGCAATTCCATTAATTTTTACAAGGTCAGACGCTTTTAATTTAAGCGCCTTGTTTCGAGCGATCTTTGTATTATCTAGTATTTCTGGATGTATATCAGTAATACTTTTAATTTTTTTTAAACCGAAACCGCGCCCCATAATATTGGAGGCGTCCATAAGAACATTACAATCTACATCCTTAATTTTCTTTAACGCATTAAGAATATTATCGGCACTTTTATTCTTAAACCCTTCAATATTTAGCAGTTCTTCTTTTGTAATATTAATTATTTTATTTATAGTATCATAGCCAGCATTATATATTTTCGCTATATTTCCGGGACCCATATAATCTATTTCTATAGTTTTCATAAAATATATTATGTTTTTAATATCATATTTACTATTTTTATTACCATCATCTATCATAATAATATCTACATGCGTATCATTCCATTTATAATTAACATCAACAATTCCGGGCAGACTAGGTTTTCCAGAAGCGGATTTAGATAATACTGAATTAATATGAGGTATAACATTACCAGAACGAATAATTATAATGCGAGAACCAGGGCCTATCACATTTTTCTCTATAAATCCGGCATTAAATCCGGTCGCCTGTTTAATTTTCACATCATCTAAAGTAATTTCATCAAACTTAACAATAGGTTTCATGTACTTATCTTTTGATACATTCCATTCAACTTCGCGAACTATTACTTCAACTTGTTCTAGTGTATGAATAGATTTGAAGGCGAATGAATGTGTCGGGTTCTTCCCCTTTTCAATTTCATAATTTTTGCTGATATCATTAATTACAATACCATCTATAATATACTTATTGTTTCTAGATTTTTGAAGATTTTCTGATAAAATATTTAGATTAATATTATCATTTATAGTATGATTTACTATTAAAAAGTTCATTTTTTTAAGGATATCTAAACCATTTTTAAGTTTCGGTTCAATTAAGGTATAACATACAAAATCGATAGCGTTTAATACAGTTTTATTAAGATTTTTTGAATTAATTGCGCCAGATACAGTATTTCGCGGATTTGCACCATTATTTCCTTCTAATTTAAGTTTTTCCCAATTATCTTTTGAAATAATTAGTTCGCCTCTAATTGCGAGGTAATCGTAAGATATGTTATTGACGCTGGGAAATCCATTTATATATGTAAGCAAATGAGTGATATCTTGTCCTTCTGTACCATTACCGCGCGTATATAATTTAATATCGAAATTTTTTTTACCAATTTTATTATATACTATAAGACAACTAACCCCATCGAGTTTGTCGCTGATTACATAAGGGCCAGCGTATTGTTTTTTATATTTTGTTATTTCTTCTTCGCTATCCTTAATTTTATTTTGAGACCCCATATAATAAGGAAGAACAACCTTGTTATCAACATCGGCGCCTACGCGTTTCAAATAAGGGTCTTTTGGATATTTTTTGCGAATATAATCTTTAATTATATCATATATATCATCTTTTAAGATAGATTTATCACCATTAAAGAAGGCATCGTCCGCTTTAATAAGTAATGCTATAATATCTTTTTTTTTATTATTATTTATAAACCCTTGTGGATCCGAATTAATAGATGCAAAGTCAAAATTCATAATATATCCTACTATAATAATACAATCATTTTTTAACACAATATATATAATATTTATTTAGATTTTTTGATTATTGAACGATTCGCTACGGTACTCAATGTTATTAATCTATTCATATATATATTTCTCATTTTTATAAAATGCGTGCTCCATAATTTATCTTTACCCGCTGCCATAATATATTCTATTATATTTATATATTATTACTATGAAAATACACGATAAAAATACACAACACAATGTCTAACAGG